ACAAACGGTGGCCCTGGCCGCGGCGACGGCGGCCGACTCTGCGCTGGCCGAGATCAAGGGCATCCACGACGACATCCGCTTCGCGCTGCGCCTCTTTGGGGCGATCGGAGCGGTGCTGCTCTTCTGCGTCACGTTCCTGGCCTACGGCTCCACGGTCTTGCACAACCTCGGGGTCATCCGATGACCGAGCATCGCCACTCCCCGAAGCAGTTCAACGGGCGCTGCGTCGAGATCAGCGACGACGTCTGCATCGTCCCATCCGAAGCCGACGATCGCGAACACGGCGGCTACTTCTTCTGCCACGCTCGGCCCGATGGCACGCGCTGCACGGGCGGCCTGGCCAAGCACACCGTCACCGGCACTCTGGGCCAGCCGGACTTCAACGTCTCGCCATCGATCCTCTGCAAGGGCTACCTCGACTGCGGCGGCATCCACGGCTTCATCAGTGACGGTAAGTGGGTGCCGGCATGACGCTTCTGCGGCGCACCCTGGCCGAGATGGCGTTCTACCCCGTTCACGCCCCGCGGACGGCGAGCGCGCTCTACACCCGCGAGCACCACGAGCTCGTGGTCGTGCAGGACCAGCCGTGTCGGGTCTGCGGCGTGCGGAGCTCGACACTCACGATGGGGCCGCTCTACAACCCGCACGGCGCGAAGGCCCTCGAGACCCACCACGACCTGATCGAATGGGCCGGCCAGACCGAGGTCGATTGGGACAAGCTCGCTGCCGATCATCCGACCCTGCCGAACCTGGCCGCCGTCGCTCGCGCCTACCACGCCCACCTGCTCGCCGGCGGCAAGCCCGGCGACATCATCGACCCCGCGATCGTCACGCAGTTCGTCGACAGCGCTGAGCAGCTCGAGGTCCTGTGCGACGTCCACCATCGGGCGCCGTTCAAGGGCATCCACTCGATCACGTCGCCGCTCTTCGAGCTCCAGCAGTACGAGGCGCCGGGCTACAGCTTCGTCGATCCGCCGGCGGCCAAGCCATGACGCCCTTCTGGACCCTCTACGCCCTGATCGTCGGCGCCTGGGCATTCTCGAAGCTCGCCAGCGAGCCAGGGAGGAAGCGATGAACCCGAAACTCGGCTGTCTGCCGCCCGTCAACAAGCCCGCCCTGACGCTGTCGGACTTCTTCACCCTGCCGCCGACGCCGCCGGTCGATTGGCTCGCCTATCGCACGAGCTGGCCGTGGTGGCTGAACAACAAGTACGGCGTCTGCGTCGCTGCGACGTGGGCTGGCGTCAAGGCGCTCGTCTCGGCGAAGCTCACCGGGACCGAGGTCATCCTGCCCGATTCCGAGATCATCGCCCTCTACAAGACGCAGAACCCGGGCTTCCCGGCCCAGGACGGCGGGATGGACATCCAGCTCCTGCTGGAGTACCTCCAGAAGCGCGGCGACATCGTCGCCTTCGGCAAGATCGCCCTGGGTTCGCACGACGCGGCCATCTCGATCCTGGGCTTCGAGTGGACGGCGATCACCGTCCGGCAGGCGAGCTACGACGACTACAACGCCCGCCGCGATTGGGACTACCACCCCGCCTCGCCGATCGTGGGCTACCACAGCGTCATGTCCGCCGGGCACCGCGACACCGCGCCCGACGATGTCCGCTTCGAGACGTGGACCCGCGAGAACGGCTTCACCCAAGCCTTCTGGGCTCACGAGGTCGGCGGGACCTGGGGCGTGATCCTGCCCGAGCACCTTGGCTCGCGGGAGTTCATGGCCGGCATGGATCTGCCCGCCCTCGCCGCCGCATTCAAGACCTTCACCGGGCGCGACCTGCCCATCCCAGCACCGGAGGTTCTCGTGTTCACCGATCAAGGGCCGGACGTCAAGACTGCGACTCTCATCACCACTACCCGCCTGATCGCGCCGGACTCGACCTACGTCCAGCCGGCCTGTTCCTACCAGACGATCCGCAAGGGCACGATCCCCTGGCGCGGCGTCACCGAACACGTCCACACGACCCTGCTCCCCGACGGTCGGACGGTCTACCTGCTCGACCGCAATTTCACCCTCGCATAGGAGACGCCATGCAGTACATCGCAAAGTTCATCGCCGCCATCCACGACGCCTGGCTCAAGCTCTCGCCCGGAGTGCGGGTTGCCCTGAGCTTCTCGGCCGCGGTCCTGGCCGCCGCCGCGATCGGTCTCGTGCAGGCCTTTGGCTGGTTCATCCCGGGCTCGATCGCCGGCGCGAAGGCCGAAGTCATCGCCTTCCTCACATACGCGCTCCCCGTCCTTGCGGTCCTGGCCACGCAGCTGGTTCGGTCGAAGATCGCCCCGGCGCTCGTGGCCTGGTTCCTCTCGACGTTCGGCTACGCGACCGCCGCCAGGGCGCAGGTCCCCGCGACCCGCGACGGACTGAGCCGGCCCGACATCTGGGTGAGGCTCTAACTTCATGACCGACCGACCCGGTAATCATTCCGAGGCCACCTCCCGACACGTTGAGGGAGTAGTGCCTGAGTCGGCCCCCGCGCCCGGCCGGGATAGCCGGGCGTCCCTCCGCATTGAGGTGCCACCGCTGACATGACCAGGCAGACCCTGCCTCGGCGGGCGTCTGGCGAGCGACCGACTGCGCAGCCATTCGGCCCCTCTCCAGAGCCCACCGCGGCGGGACCGGCAGCCATTACAGCCCGGGCCCAGGCGCCCGGGCTGCGGCCTGTCCATCCCGTCATCTTCGACCCGGAGAAGCACTGCGGCGCTAAGACCAACCCGCTGGTCGGCGAAAAGCCCTGCCGCATGCGCAAGGGCATGCGGACCGATCACGCCGGCGCCGGCAACTGCTGGCTTCACGGCGGCCGGGCCCCCAACGGCAAGGTCCACGCTGCCACGGAGGCCGCCGCACAGGCCCTAGCACGCCTCGGCCTGCCCCGAGCCGTGGCCCCGCAGCGAGCGCTCCTGGAGACCGTCTGGGAGGCTGCCGGCAACGTGGCGTTCCTTCGCGAACAGGCCGGTGCCCTGGGATTCGATCTGACCATGTGCATCTCCGAGATCACCCAGCAGCGCTCGGAGGTATCTCGGGTGATGTCCGACGGAACGAGGGCCACGCAAGGCTCGTCGACCACCAGCGCAGCCGAGCCCGAGACGACGATCCGCGGTCACGTCGTGACGATCCGCGAGGACGTCCGGGCCGTCGTGAAGCTCTACGGCGAGTGGCTCGATCGGCTTGCCAAATACGCCAAGGCCGCTGTCGACGCCGGTATCGCCGAGCGCGAGGTCCGCCTCGCCGAGCAGCAGGCCGAGCAGATCGTCCGCGTCATCGAGGCCGTTCTCGCCGGCCTGGCCATCACGCCCGAGCAGCGCGAGCAGGGACGAGCGCTTGCCTCATCAGAACTGCGGCTCGTGGCCGCTTCAAACCCCGAACGGAACTAGTAGGAGAGTGTCATGGCTATCACCCTGTCTGCCGCGGTCGGCCCAAACGATTCGCCCCTCCCGATCACGGGCGGCCCGGTCCCGGCGCCGTTCGTCACGCCTTGCGTCTGCCAGCTCGACAACGAGCAAGTTCTCGTCGTGATGAACGGCACGAGTTCGCTGCTGGTCGTTCGCGGCTACAACGGCACCACGCAACAGGCCCACGCGTCCGGCGCGACCCTGACTCCGGAGAGCCTTGGCGTGGCTGGCTATCCCCTCCATGTTCCGGCGGGCTTCCTGGCCGAGACGATGGTCCGGGCCGAGTGCCCAGAGGTCAACACCGTCGTCGGCACCACAGGCCAGATCCCGATGCAGGCCATCTGGCTTCGCGCCGGCATGTCGATCAACAACATCAGTTTCTGCAGCGCCACCACGGCCGCCGGCACCCCGACCCACTACTGCTTCGCGCTCTACACCGCGGCCCTGGCTCTTTGCGGCTCGAGCGCCGACCAGACCTCCACGGCCTGGACTGCGAACACGCTCAAGACCTTGGCCCTGCTGGCGCCGTACGTCGTTCCGACGTCCGGTCTGTACTACCTCGCTCTGCCATTCGTGGCGACCACCGTCCCGACCCTCAAGGGCGGCACGGCCAAGACGGACGGCAGCCTCCAGAACGCAGCTCCGGCGTTGACCGGCGTGTCGGGCACGACCTACACGACCGGCACCGCCCCCGCAACCATCACGGCTATTGCCGGCGCAGTGACGACCTCCTTCTGGGGAGCCGTCAGCTAGCCGTGTTCCCCGCGGTCCTTTCCTACGGCGCCCAGCCCGATCCGCTGATGCTGGCAGCGGATCGGCTGGGCCGACCTGCGCTCGAGGCGACCGATCCGGTTGCCTGGGTCACGCGTCGCCTCGAGGAGCACGTCTGGTCCAAGCAGGCCGAGATCCTGCGATCGGTCCGCGACAACCGCCGCACGGCCGTGCCGTCATGCCACGGCGCCGGCAAGAGCTTCATCGCCGCCCGTGCCGCCGCCTGGTGGCTCGAGGTCCATGAGCCCGGCGAGGCGTTCGTCGTCACGACGGCGCCTTCCTGGCCGCAGGTCCGCGCCATCCTGTGGCGCGAGATCAACCGCGCCCACCGCAAGGGCCACCTGCGCGGCACGGTCAACCAGACCGAATGGTGGGTCGACGGCGAGATCGTCGCCTTCGGCCGGAAGCCGTCCGACTACAGCCCCGAGGCGTTCCAGGGCATCCACGCCGCGGCCGTGCTGGTCGTGATCGACGAGGCCTGCGGCGTGCCCAAGGCCCTGTACGACGCGGCCGACACCCTCGTCACCAACGAAGCCAGCCGCATCCTGGCGATCGGGAACCCCGACGACCCGTCCAGCGAGTTCGCGACGCTGTGCCGCCCGAGCTCCGGCTGGAACGTGATCCGGATCCGCGCCGCCGACACGCCCAACCTCTCCGGCGAGGCCGTGCCGGACAAGCTCCACGAGCTGCTCATCAGCAAGCTCTGGGTCGAGGAGAAGGCGATCAGCTGGGGCGTGGGCAGCCCGCTCTACATGGCCAAGATCGATGGCGAGTTCCCCGAGAACGCCGAGGACACCGTGATCCCGCTGGGCTTCATCAGGGCCTGCCAGCGCGAGGATCGGCCGGCGGCGTCCGGTGAGCCTGTGGAGCTGGGCGTCGACGTCGGCGGCGGCGGGGACGAGACGGTCATCTACGAACGTCGCGGGAGCGGCATCGGCAAGCGCTGGAGCGACCACGGCATCGACTCCGAGGTCGTGGTCGACAAGGTGATGGTCGCCCTGGCCGAATCCAAGGCCACCAAGGTCAAGGTCGACACGATCGGCATCGGCTGGGGCGTGGCCGGCTCGCTCGAGCGCCGCGTCCGCGGCATGGAGCCCAAGGTCGCGGTAGTCCGGATCAATGTCGGCGAGGCCTCGACCGATCCGGCCCGCTTCCCCAAACTGCGCGACGAGATCTGGTGGACAGCTCGCGAGCTGATCCAGGCCGGCGCTCTCGACCTGCGCGGCCTCGATGACGACACCGTCGCCCAGCTGTCGGCCCCGAAGTACGCGATCGACGCGTCGGGCCGCGTCAAGGTCGAGCCCAAGGACGAGACCAGAGCCCGGATCGGGCGATCGCCCGACGACGCCGACGCGTTCCTGCTCGCCTTCATGGAGCCGCGCCGGGCCGGCCTGAGCGACTTCTATCGGGCCGAGACCGAACGACTCCGCGCGATGCGCGAGAAAGCGAAGGCCACCGCATGACCACGACCCGCCGCTACCTCTGCCGTCGCGATCTCGCCAACCCGCTCAAGGCCGCTCTCCGGACCCGGGAGGTCCTCACCGAGTGGCAGACCCTCCAGGTCTCCACCGCTCTGGGCGTGAAGTTCCGCCACCACGCCCGCGTGACGCTCCGCCGGCCCTGGTGGATGCCCGGGCCGCTCTTCCGCTTGCTCCTGGCCTCGATCGTGCTCGAGACCGAGAACGAGGAGCGAGAGCGATGACCACTGCGGCCGACCTCGGAATGGCGCCGATCCTGCTGCCGAGCGGCGAGCAGATCTGGGTCCGTCTCGCCGGCACGATGCTGGCCAAGGCCACGATCCCGGTCGGCGAGCCGGCGGTCAGTTCCAAGGCCCTTGCGGACCTTGCCCGCACGCTCGGCACGGACCAGACGACGCTCGGGCCAGGCGCGCCGATCCCGCCCGGCCACACCGATGAAGGCGCACCGCGCCGCTGGGACTACCGGATCGGGACCAACATCCCACCGCGCCCGCGCAACGACGAGACCTACAGCTTCGACACGCTCCGCTCGTTCGTGCGCAACTACGACGTCGCCCGCCTGTGCATCGAGAAGCGTAAGGACGACCTGCGCTCGCTGACCTGGAGCGTCCGGCCGCGGCCGGTCGAGGGCATGACGCGGACCGAGCGGACCGCCCAGCGGAAGAATGCCGAGGCCGCCATCAATGAGGCGACCGGCTTCCTGCTCACGCCCGACCAAGAGATCATGTGGGGTCCCTGGCTCATGAAGTGGGCGCACGATCTGTTCAGCATCGACGCGGCCACGATCTACCTGCGCCCGACCCTCGGCGGCGACCTCTTCGGCCTCGAGGTCGTGGACGGCGCGACGATCAAGGTCCTGCTCGACCAGCAGGGGCGCCTGCCACAGCCGCCCGAGCCCGCCTACGTCCAGATCGTCAAGGGCATGCCGTGGGGCTGGTACACCCGCGGCCAGGTCGTCTATGCGCCCTACTGGCCGCAGACCATGTCACCCTACGGCAGCCCGCCGATCGAGTGGGTGATGATGGCCGCCAACCGGGCCATGCGTCGCCAGACGATCGACCTCGCCCGGTTCACCGACGGCAACATCCCGACCGCCCTGCTCAAGATGCCGTCCGAATGGCCGCTGGCCCAGCTGCGCGAGTTCAACGACTGGATGGTCGAGCTCACCGCCGGTAACGACCAGGCGCGGTCTCACTTCCTGCCGGTCCCCGACTCGGGCGGCACGAACCCGGCCCAGGTGCTCAACACCGAGCCCACCACCGAAGGCGAACGCTGGCTGCTGCACATGACCTGCTGGGCCTACGGCGTCAACCCGTCCGAGATCGGCTTCGTGGATCCGGGGTCGGGCATGGGCGGCAAGGGCTTCGCCGAGGTCGGCCAGGCGGTCTCGTTCCGGCGGTCTATCCGCAACATCGCCCTCCACCTCAAGGGCATCATGGACTCCATCCTCGGGGTGGTGCCGCGCTGGGCGAACCTGGAGCTGTTCTGCCCGGACCTCGAGCAGAGCGAGGACACCCTGGAGAAGGCCGAGGCCGACAAGATCTACTGGTCGCTCGGCGGACTCTCGACTGACGAGATCCGCGAGGACCGTCTCGACCGCGACTCCATCGGCCTGGGCAATACCGTCGTCACCGGTCAGGGCGTCGTCCAGCTCGTGGCGGACCTCCTCGAGGGCCCCGAGCCAGTCCCGGCCGGTCTCGTGCCCTTTGCTGGCGAGAGCCCCTCGACCCCGGTCGAGTCGCAGAGCAAGGCCAGCGAGACGCTCGGCACGCCGGGCAACGCAGCCCCCGAATCGCCGAGCGCCGCGCCGGGTAAGAACACCGTGACCGAGGCTGCCGGCAAGCCGCCCGCCGATGAAGCCGTCGCGTCCGAGGAGAAGGCCGCCCCGGAAACCGTCGCGAAGGTTGCCGGTCTGGGCGACGACCTGGGGCGCTGGGAGCGCAAGGCTCTCAAGGCTCTCAAGGATGGTCGGTCCCCGGCGGTCCGCTTCGAGTCGGGGGTCATTCCGCGCGGAACGTCCGACCTGCTGCGCGATCGCCTGGCCAAGACCACCGACGTCGCCGGCGTGCGGGACGCCTTCGCGCTCGCCAAGGCGGCGGGTGAATCCGTCGCCCCTTTAGCGGTCCCGCGCTCGAGCTCCGCGACCTCTTCGCCAACTGGTTCACCCAGCAGGGCCATTCCCTCGTCGGCCACCTCGGGCTTCGGAAGGCGGCTCTATCCGTGAGCGACCTGTCCGCGTTCGATTGGGATGCCGGCATGCACGTGCTGGTCGACCCCTCCGCCGACCTTCTTGCCCGCATGTTTGCGGCAGGCTACCTCCCGGTGGCCCAGGCCAAGGTCGCCGATGGCGCCTACGACCTGTCGAACACGCGCGCCGCGGCATACGCCCGGGCACGTGCGGCCGAACTCGTCGCCGGCGTCGATGGCGTGACGCACGACCAGGTCACCACGATGCTGCGCGACCTGCTCGGCACCGGCCTCGAGGACGCTTCCGTGTCACAGGCAGACATCGCCGCCGCGATTGAAGACCTCTTTGCGGGCATGACCGGCGAGCGTGCCGGCACGATCGCACGCACGGAGCTCGGCTTTGCCGGCAACCGCGGCACGATCGGCGCTGGCCGCGACACGGGTGCCATCGCTGCGCGGGTCTCCGACGGCACCGAATCCGACCAGGAATGCCAGGACGCCGACGGCCAGCTCTGGACGCTCGACCAGGCCGACGAAAACGCCCTCGAGCACCCCAACTGCGGCCGCTCATTCGAGATGGTCTACGCAGACGAACTCAGCGACGCCGAGCTCGCGGACATAGGAGATCAGTGATGACCACCAAGACCCTGACCAACGACGTCGTCCTCTTCGCTCCGATCGACCTGGCGAAGGTCAGCCAGGAGCCCGACGGAACGCTGTTGGTCCCGGCTGTCTTCTCAACCGAGCGCGTCGACGACCAGGGCGAGCGCGTGACCTACGAGGCGCTCCAGAAGGCCGCGCCCGATTACATGCAGTGGGCCGCCGTCAACGAGATGCACCAGCTCTCCGCGGTCGGCACCACGGTCGAGCTCAACCTCGACGACGAGCTGCGTAAGGCGACCGGCACGCTCCACATCGTGGATCCGCTCGCCGTTCAGAAGGTCCTGACCGGCGTGTATCGGGGCACATCGATCGAGGGCCGCAAGCTCCACCGCAGCCTCTCGAAGGTCGCCGGCGCCAAGTGGGACGTCGATGACATCCAGTGGAACCGAATTAGCCTGGCCGACCGGCCATCCAACCCGGACGCAGTCCTGCTCCTCGCCAAGGCGGCGGGGGCCGACGAGGAGACCGCCATGAAGATAGATGCCACTCCAGAGCCTGTCGCCCCCCAGACCGCCTCTCCGGCGGCCACAGAGGCCGTGCCGGCCCTTGCCAAGACGGCCGCGGATGACGCGGCCTGGGCGATGAGCGCCCTCGACAACGTCAACCTCCTGATCGAGCACGAGGTCACCGAGCCCAAGCTCGACCCCGGGCAGGTGGCGACGCTCAAGGGCATCCAGGCGGGCCTGCTCAAGTTCATCGGCTCCGAGTCGGCCGAGGTCGACAGCCCGGAGAACATCGCCGAGATCGCCGAGGAGAAGGCCGAGCCGGACATCCTGCTGGTCTACAACACCGCCATCGGCGATTTGCAGAAGATCACCTCCGCTCTCACCGAGCGGCTCCAAAAGATCACACCCGTCGAGGGCGAGCTCGTAACGCTCGAGGCGTCCGAGGCCCCCGACTTCGGAGCGCTGCTCAAGGTGGCGCTCTCCGACGAAGAAACCCTCGCCAAGGTCGCAACGGTCGTGTCAGACCGGATTGGCCAGGCCAACAAGGAAGCCCTCGACGCGATGAAAGTCGAGCTGCTCGAGGGCTTTAAGCCCTCCAAGGAGCTGCTCGAGAAGGTCGCGAAGATGGCAGCCCCAGGTGGCCCGGTCCGGTATGCCGAGCGCGGCGGCAGGGTCGGCATCGAGGAGCAGGACGAGGACGATCCCGCGTCCGTGCTCCGCAAGGCCGCGGGCCTGATGGAGTCGAGGAATCCGGCAGCGGCCGCCTCGGCTCGTGAGATGGCAGCGGCAACGATGGTCGGCCAGATCCGCAAGGGCGGCTAACCCCACAATCGAATAGTTCGGCGGTCCCTGAAAAGCGGCTCGCAAGCCCCTTCTCAGAGCCCACCGGGAAGGACAACCCCGATGGATCCCTCTATCAGCGTGCAGACGCTGGAGGCCGTCCGGCAGGCGCTCAGCGCGCCAATGCCGGCGATGGAACTTGCTAAGGCAACCGCAACCACAGCGGGCGTTCAGGTCGGCTCGCTCCTGTACGGATACAACCTCGAGGCGCCGGCGAAAACGCTGGTGCCGATCCTGACCCCGCTCCGCAACCGCTTCCCGCGCAAGGGCGGCGGGCACGGCACGGCGGTCGAGTGGAAGGCCGTCATCGCGGTCAACGCGACGCACCTCTCGCCAGGCGTCGCCGAAGGCAGCCGCGGCACGACCCCGTCCATCGGAACCGCGACCTTTTCCGCTGGCTATCGAACCCTCGGCTTCCCGGGCATCGTGACGATGCAGGCCATCTGGGCCGGCCAGGACTTCGACGATGCCCTCAACCGGGGCACCGTGGCCACGCTCCAGACGACCATGCTCGGCGAAGAGCAGACCCTCGTCGGCGGCAACGTGACGGCTCTCGGCATGCCGGGCGCCCTGACGTTCCTCGACACGGTCCCGGCGGCCAACGGCGCGCTCACCCCAAGCGCGACCTACTACTACGCCGTCTCCGCTCTGACCCTCCAGGGCCAGATCAACGGCGCCGTCGGCGCCGTCGGTGCCCCCTCTGCCGATGCAATCGGGGAGAGCACCGCCCGAACGGGCAGCCACACATGCACGGGCTCCGGCCCCGGGTCGACGGCGACGATCCTCAACTGGCCGGCCGTTCGCGGCGCGGTCGGATACAACGTCTTCGTCGGCACGACCTCGACCGTCAAGTACCGCGCGACGGTCACGGCCAACACCTACACGCTCGCCAGCGCCCCGAGCGGCACCGGCAACGTGCCCAACGCCGCCGACCAGACTGCCGATGCCACCGTGTTTAACGGCGTCATCGCGCAGATCGAGGCTTCGGCCTCCGGTGCGTACTTCCTCGACGCCGCGGGCGCCAAGCTGACCGCGGACAACGCGGGCGGCGTGGTCGAGATCGACGTCCTGCTCAAGTACCTCTGGGACACCGCGCGCCTCGGTCCGCGGAGCCTCCTGGTCAACTCCCAGGAAGCCCTCACGATCACGAAGGCCGTCCTGACGTCCGGCACCACCGGCGCCATGCGGGCAGTCGTGACCCCCGGCCCCGGCGGCACCCTGCAGGCCGGGTTCTTCGTGGACAGCTATCTCAACAAGTTTGTGCCGGGTGGTCGCATCGTCTCGATCGAGATCCACCCGAACATGCCCGCCGGCAAGATCGTCGCGATCGTCGAAGCCCTGCCGGCGTGGTTCCCCAACAACAACGTGGCCAGCGTCTTCGAGGTGGATGTCCGCCAGGAATACATCCAGCTCGACTTCGCCATGACCCAGCTCCAGAAGGAGTTCGGCGTCTACGTCGACGAGGTCCTCAAGTGCTACCTCCCGGCTGGCTGCGGAGTCATCACCGGGATCACCGGCTCCTAACCCCTAGCCCCTTCTAGCAATCCCGGCTGGTCGACTAAGCCCGGCCAGCCGGGAAACCCGGAGCAGAGCATGACCGCCGTCGTTCGTCCCACCAGACCGTCCCTGGGCCGCGGGCTGTTCGTCGCCGCGTCGAACGCCAGCGCAGCGGACAAGGCGGCGGCCGACTACGTCTGCTCCGGCGTGGCGGATGAGGTGCAGATCAACGTGGCCATCACGGCGCTTCCAGCAGCGGGTGGTGTGGTCCGCCTGTCGAACGGCAACTTCACCATCGCGGCTACGGTCGCCGTCCCGAGTTACGTCACCCTGCGCGGCGAGGGCCGACACGCGACGGTCATAACCGGAGTCGCCGGGATGACGGCAACGATGCTCACACTCGGAGCGTCGTTCTCAGTCCTGGAGAGCGTGCGGATCATCGCACCCACGACCCTCACGAACGATGCCGTGACCTTCGCCAATGAGTCAGACGGCACGACGGTTCGCGATGTCCAGATGTCGGGTGGGGGAAACGCCACGATCTGGATGCTGTCGGTACGGTCCTCATACCGCTTCCGCCTCGACAACGTGTTCATCTCGACCGACTCGAACGGCATCAACATTGTCAACGATGGCTCGGCTTACAACGTCGGGAACTCATGCGTCTCCCAGGTCGAAGTATGGACGACGACGACCGGACGAACCGCTTGGCAAATCTCAGGCAGCACGGCCGCGCTGAGATCGGAAAACCTGATCTCGTTTAGCTACATCGCTGCGCTCTGCTCGGTCGCCCACGCTGCTGGGTCCGTGGGACTCAACATCATCAACTCCTACAATCTCGCCTTCCACCTGGTCGATCTGGAGAACGCCGCCATCTCCCTCAACATCACGGGGTCGGTCGGCAGTGGACCCCCTTCATATGGGCTCGTCTTTACGGGGCTCTACGCCTCGGGCGCCGCCTCAGTTGTCATGGATGCCAACACGAAGAATGTGACGGTTGCGGCGGGCAATGCCGGTGGGGCCGCCATCGGCGTCGATGACACGAACGGAGCGGGCGGAGTGTCCGCCTCGCCGTCCTGGTCATTCTTCGGCCCCAGCATCACAACCGCCTATTTGATGGCCTCGAACGGCGGCAACGCTGGCGTCGCTTCAACCACCGCATCGTCAGCGGGCAGCGGCGGTAACGGGATGATCGGCACGTCGGGTGGTGCCGCTGGCGCAAACTCCGCTGGCGCGGCGCGAGGCGTGGGCAACTCGCCCACCATCGGCGGCGGTGGGGGAGGCGGCTTTGCATCTGGTGGAAATAACGAACTCGTCGGTGGGACGAGTTCCTGGCCGGGGCCATTCGGCTATCTGACTCTCGACAACCACGGTGCCGTTCACGCCGCAGGCGGGGTGGGCGTCTTTCCTCCTATTGGCACAACGCTCGGCGGCGCTGGTGGCGGCGGTGGCGGCTCCGGGAACGGAGTGGTCGGCGGCGCAGGTGGTAACGGAACCTCGGTCGGTGCTGGGGGCGGCGGCGGTGGGGCGTCCACCAACGGTTTCGCCTCGGGCAAGGGCGGCGACGGCGGTCCTGGGCTCTGCATCATCACGACGATCACATGAGCACAGGGAGCTTCTGAGATGCCGATAATCGCGCAGGGCGCATCGACTCCACCCCTCAGCGCCTACATCCCCGGCCCCGCCGATTTCGACGCCTCGCCCGTCCCGACCGTCACTGTTCTGTCGCTTGCCGGAGTGGTGCAGGCGGGCTTTCCCGCGACCGGCCTGGTCCATGACGGGCTCGGGCTGTATCACTACGTTTGGGCGGTTCCGCTCGCACAGGCCCAGGCCACCTACGACGTTCATTTCCAAGGCAACGTCAACGGCGTGGCTTGGGACGGCTGGGATACCGTCGAGGTTGTTGCGGCGGGGAGCGTGCCGACCGGCACCTGGTGCACGAGCGACGACGTCAAGACACGACTCGCTGGCAATCCGGCGTTTGTCCCGAACCTCTTCAATGCGTCGATCGCCACGATCATCGGTGGCGTCTCGGCTCGCCTCAATCGCGAGATCGGCCGTCTCCGCGGCGCGCGCGGGCCCTACTCGGTCATCGCCGATTCGGCGGCCAGCGATCGCCGCTATGCCGCCAGGGTCGGCGCCCCGCGCCTGCTGCCGATCGACGACTGCGTCGAGGTCGACTCGGTCACCGACAACGGCCAGCCCCTGACCCTGGGCGTCGACTACGACGTCTATCCGCTCAATGGCCCCGTGATCGAGGGGCTCATCCGCCTGACCGGCTGCTGGTCGGCGATCTATGGCGGCACGACCGTTACCGCCAAGTGGGGTCTGATGACCACCCTCGACGAGCAGCTCTGGGACGACGCGGTCAGCGAGTCGGTCTCGGTCTACCTGTCGGCCCGGGCCGGGCACGACGACACGATCGGAATGGATGCCTTCGGCAAAGTCGTGAGCGCGAAGGCTCTGCTCTCCAAGACCTATCACGACATTCGCCAGTACGCCCACGGTGGCGCAGCTCTGAGGTAGCTAGCCAATGACAACGCTTCACTACATCGGCAACGGGGCTTACCGCCCCGACCTTCCGCAGCGCGATATCGACGCTGCGGAGCTCGCGGTCCTGGCAAAGCGCAAGGGCATTGAGCCCGAAGAGCTGGCGGCCGATGCCCTCGGCTCCGGGCTCTACAGCGGCGCTGCAGGCGTCAATGAACCTGTCGACGCATTCGCTGACGCTAAATCGGGTGACAAGCCGCTCGACGAGATGAGCCGCGAGGAGCTGCGCGCTGCGGCCAAGGACCTCGGCCTCGGCCAGGGTGGCTCCAAGGCGGAGCTGCTCGAGCGGCTGCGCGGCGCGATCGCGGAAGCCCCGCAGCCCGCGGCCGCGACCCCGGAGGCGCCGGAAGCGTGAGCGGCTTCTCGGTCCAGGTGGTCGGCCTCGACTCGGCCGTGGCCAAGCTAGCCCCTGCCCATTGGGAGCAGGGGCTGCGCCGCGGTCTGCTCAGGGTCGGCCAGGCCGCCGCCGATGCCGTCAAGGAAGACATCGGGGGCCACCACTACACGGGGCGCGCCGAGCAGCAGGTCCACGCCGAAGAGGAGCACCTCAGTAACAAGATCTCGGTCTACGTCGGGACCAGTGCCGCTCTCGTGCCGGAGCTCCGCCCGATGGTCGAGGGCTGGTCCTCCAGCAATGGCAAGCGGCCCCCGGTCGGCCCGATCGCCGAATGGCTCGCCCACAAGCCCGAGGTCACCGGCCGCACCGACCTGCACGGCCGCAACTCAAAGGGCTTCCTGACCTTCCGCTCGATCGGGCGAACTGTCGGCGGCGCCTTCGGGCCGCATCAATCGCGGACGGTCCGGGGCTCGATCGCCTCCACCGTCGCGGATCCGGGAATCCTGAGCCATGCCTTCTTGATCGCCCGAGCCATCGGGAAGAAGGGCTACTCCTTCGGCAAGACCGACAGCTTCCGCAAGGCCTGGGAGCGGGTCGCTCCGACCGCAGCCCGGACGATCGGCGAGGAGATGAACCGTCATGTCTGACGTCTCCAAGCTGCCGGACATCATCGACGCCTCAGCCGCGGTCGCGCACCGGATCACGGGAGTGGAAACGGTCTTCGGCGTCGGTAATGGCGTCGTGGTCGACCTCTATACGGGCCTGCCCGTGCCGGCCGCTCCCAGCAATGCGCAGGACATCGGCCCCGGCGTCCACGTCAGCTATTGGCCGTCCGCCTGGGCGATCAGGTGGATCAGCGCCACGGTGTGCGAGATCACCTGGACGATCCCGATGGAGCTCACGCTGCTGGGCCCGGACCTCGCGACCCTGCTCAGCCAGGGCGCGCCGATGCTCACGGCCTATGTCGCGGCCTTTGCCCAATACAGCCAGCTCGGCGGACGCTGCAATTCCGCCCTCATCACCGGCGGCCGGCCGCGCCAGGATCCGCCGGCCGTGGAGTTCACCCTCACCGTCGTGGAGCGGCTCAACTTCGATCTACAGCCTGGAGGCTCCGTGTGAAGCCCAAGACCTCGACTCCGGCGCCCACGCGACGCCTCCGCTGGCTCGGCGGCCCCGAGCCCACCCGCTACATCCCAGGCGTACCGGCGCGAGACCTCGAAGAGAGCGACCTCGACCGGCTCGACTGGATCCGCTCGCAGGGCAATGCGACCCCGGTCGAGGCCGACCTGGTCGCCTCGGGGCTCTACGAGTACGACACCGAGCCCGACGCGGCCGACTTTCCGCGCGGAAACGACCCAGGACCCGTAACACCGGAGGACCCGGCACCAGACCCGGCGGAGCAGCCCGCCACCACCTCAGAGGAGTAAGGCGATGCCATACGCCGGCGGCGAACGTGCATTCCACAAGACAGCGTGGGGCAAGCAGACCACGCAGGGCGTGGCCGTCCCCACGACGGCCCTTCTCGGCGGCGACTCGACCGGCGTGGTCGTACTCGACCGCTCCCCCGATGCCATCCAGGAAGACTATGGCCGCCTGGCCGAGGCCGAGGCCGGCCGCGGCTTCTACGGCGTGCGCCATGCCACGCTTGCCCGCAAGGGCGTCGTCCGCTTCGAGGACATCATACCGGCCCTTGGCGGCTGCCTCGCCGGCAACGTGACTGCCACGGGCGGCCCCCCCGCATACACGCGGCTCTACACCGCGGACATGATCGCCAACACCCTCGACCTCGCGACGATCGAGGAAGGCGACAACGTCGGCGTCTACCAGATGCCCGACTCTCTCCTCACCGAGCTGCGCCTGGGCTTCTCGGCTCTGGCGGCTCCCGGCAACTCGCCCTGGACGACCACCGAGGCATGGATGGGCTCGGACAAGATCGCGATCGCGGGCTTCACGCCAGCCGCGGCCGCGCCGGCCGTGGCCGAGACGGCGATGGGCCACCTGACCCGTGCCTATCTGGGCACGACGGCGACGGCGTTCGCCGCGCTCTCCGAAGAGGTCGGCCTCCACGCCTGCGAGTTCGTGCTGCCAAGCGGCGTCGTGCCGCGCAAGTACGGCAACGCCGGCGACACCCTCGACGGCTACGGTCGCGCTCGACGCCGGCCGACCGGCACCTTCACCTTCTACGCCGATGCCACCCGTGAGACCGACATCTTCGGTGTCTACAACGCCGCCGGCGCGATCATGGGCGAGAAACGCCTGCGCGTCGTCTGCAACGGCTCCGCACTCGTCGGGACCAACAACGTCCAGACCGTCAGCATCACGGGCTCGCCCACGGGCGGCACCTTCACCCTAACCTTCGTCGCCGTGACCACGGGCACCATCGCCTGGAACGCGACGGCCGGCGCCGTGCAGACCGCGTTGCGACTGCTCTCCACCATCGGCCAGTACGGCTGCGTCGTCACCGGCCCGGCAGGCGGCCCCTATGTGGTCACCTTCACCGGTCCTCTCGGCAACATCGTCGCTCCCGGAACCATCACGGGTACCGGCACCGCCCTCACCCCGTCGGGCGGCGTCTCGGTCGTGAACACCACGCCCGGCGTCGCCGGCGTCTACAAGTCTCTGATCATCGACAGCCGGATCCGCTTCAAGGCGGTTCCGGTCGCCGAGTCCAACGGCGCCACGATCTTCCAGGTCGACGCCGAGATGGTCTACGACTCGACCCTCGGGTCCGACGTCGCGGTGACCCTCGTCAACGCCATCGCCTAGTCCCTCCACGGGAGGCGCCGGGCTGGCGCCGTCGCCTCCCGCCCTTCGCCAGCAAGGAGAAAACCATGGAAACCAGAACGATCGATCTCGGTCCCTGCCGCTGCCCCGGAACGCCCCATGAGCACGACGAGGCCGTGATCCTGCTGCCGGGCTCGATGACCTATGGCGCCCAGCGGCGCATCCAGTCGGCTTACGCCCTCGAAGTCGAGGACGAGCGGGCCGGTCGCGACCGCTTCGGCGGCCTGGCCGACGCGACTCTCATGGCCACCTGCACGGTTAGCTGGACTCCCCAGGGCCCGGACGGCAAGACGCTGCCCGTCGGGATCCGCGAGCCCAATGCCGTGAATGCCATCGACGCGCTCGACCCCCTGACGGCGATGGCGCTCCACGACGAGTTCTTCCCGCGGGATGACGCCGGCACCGCCACGGACCGCAACGGCTATTTCCTGCGGGCCATCACCGGAGTGGTACTCCCAAACCCGTCCGGCGCGCCCTCGGTCGCTGGGCTGCCGGCGTCGCCATCGACGGACTCAGCACCCTCTCCGAAGGCCTCGAAGACGACCAAGCGCGCGAAGTCCTAGACGCCGTAATCGCCCGGGAGATGCGTTGGACACAAGCCGAGCTCGAAGCCGAGACGCCCGAGAGGCGCGAGATCCTCGCTGCGCTGATCTCCGCCGAGCGGATCGCCGCTATGCCGGCGCGCCTGGCCGCGTTCGGTCAGATGAGCGAGACCGACCAGATGCGCCTCGAGCTCAGGCTCTATCCACAGGACCCGCCCGATGAATGACGTCGGCTTCCGGCTGTTCGCGACCGACGACGTCTCCGGTCCGGCTGGCCGGGCGCGCTCGAGCCTGCTGAGCCTCGGCTCTTCCGCGTCCACCGTCAGCGGCGGTCTCGGCAAGATCGGCTCGGGGGCCCTGACAGCCGCGAAGAACCTGGCCATGCTCGGCGTGCCGGTCGCCCTGGCCCTCGGCGGCATCGCGGTCGCCAGCACGAACGCGGCCCGCCAGTTCCAATCCGATATGGCCCTCATCCAGACGCAGGCCGGAGCCAGCGCGGACGAAGTCACCGCCATGTCGGCCGCCGTCCTCAAGCTCGCGCCGCAGACGGGCACCGGGCCTGACGAGCTGGCCGCCGGCCTCTATCACGTCGAGTCGGCGGGCATGCGCGGCGCCAAGGCCCTGGACATCCTCAAGGTCGCGGCCGAGGGCGCCAAGGTGGGCGGGGCCGATCTTGAGAGCACCACCAACGCCCTGATCGCGGCGCAGCAGTCAGGCGTCAAGGGCGTCGAGGACATGGCCGGGGCGATGGGCACCCTGAACGCCATCGTCGGCGCCGGCAACATGCGGATGCAGGATCTCACCGACGCCATGGGCACGGGCGTGCTCTCGACGGCGAAGAACTACGGCGTCTCGATCCAGAGCGTCGGCTCAGCCCTGGCCAGCATGACCGACCAGGGCATCCCCGCGGTCGACGCCGCGACTCGCCTCAGCAGCGCGATGCGCCTCATGGCCGCGCCGACCACCAAGGCCGCGGCGGAACTGAAGTCGATCGGCCTGTCTTCGACGCAGCTCGCGAACGACATGCGCGGCCCCGGCGGCATCGACACCGCGATCCACGACCTCAAGGATCACCTGGACAAGTCCGGGCTCTCCCTCACGCAGCAGGCTGCCCTGATCGCGGCCGCCTTTGGCGGCAAGCAATCGGGCGCGATCCTGACCCTGATCGGCAACGTCGGTCTGCTCGATCAGAAGGTCGCCGCGGTCAACAAGGGCGCCGGCGACTTCGGGGCAGCCTGGCAGGCGACCGGCAAGACGGTGGCGGAGCAGCAGGCGGAGGTCGGGGCCAGTCTCGACTCTCTCAAGATCCAGCTCGGCACCGAATTGCTGCCGGTCGAGCAGCGCGTCCTGACCGGGCTCACCACGCTGTTCTCCTCGCCCGCCGTCCAGCAGGGCATCGTCGATTTCGGCAAGGGCATCAACGACCTGTTCAGCGCGGACAACATCGCGGGCGCCGAGAAGTTCGTTCAGGACGTGATCCCGGGGATCGAGGACTTCGCCAAGACCGCCCTGCCGCCGTTTATCGCCGGCCTGAAGGTAGCGGGCCAGATCACGAAGGAAGCCTTCGACCTGTTCAACCAGCTGCCCGAACCCCTCAAAGCAGCGATCATCGGCGGCCTGGCCGTCAATAAGCTCTCCGGCGGCCTGATCAGCTCGGGCGTCATGGACATCATCAAGGCCGCGGGGTCGACGGCAGCGGGCGGAGGCGGGGGCGTCGGAAGCCTGCTCGGCGTTCAGAAGGTCTTCGTGGTCAACATGGCCGAGGGGGGCATGGGTCCTGGCGGGGTGGTCTCTCCGCTCACTCCGGCCGAGGAGGTCGCGCCTACCGGCCTCGCTGCCATCGTTCCGGCACTCCTGCCGGCGGCTCTCATCGTCGCCGCATCAGTTGGCGTCATCTCCCTGTTGCAGGGCCAATTCGACCCAACGGGCGGCAACCGGGCGAAGGTGGACCAGACGGCCCTTCAGGCCGCGGCTGCCGGTAAATACCTCACCGGGGCTCAACGCAACGACCTCGCGAGCCTGGGCATCCGCGGCAGCAGCGACCAGATGTCGGCTGAGGCAAAAGCCTACCTCAAGCAGATCGCGGACAATACTCTGCCGGCCAACATCGCCATAACCTCCGCGCGCCGTAACGCCTCCGATACCTCCGATCTCAACCTCATTCGCACCATCGACACCAACACGGGCGCGTTGCGCGGGATGCGCGACATCCTCACTCCGGCCATCGACGAGAACTCGCGCGCGTTGCGCGGGATGCGCGACCTCAAGCCGCCGCCGGTCGTCGTCCCGGCGCCGGTCGTCAACGTCACCGTCTCGACTACCGTCTCGGCGAAAGACGTGACCACCGGCCAGGCCGCCCGCGTCTGGTACGGAACGATCAGGCCGGTATGAGCGCGTCAATGCACTACGCCGGCTCCGCGATATTGACGGTCCCATTTCCCGACGGGATCGGCGAGCCGCCGTGGACGCTCACGGAGGGCGCCGATCGGGGTATCGCGACCATCTCCGGCTTCGACGTGGAGGACGCGACGCAGGCGTGGTCGATGGTCGGCCTCGGGGACTTCTACGCGGAGGAGTCCGCCGCCTCACCCGTTCGGATCTTCACCGGCTACCTGGGGGATCGGAACATCGGGCGGGGCGTGCACGAGGTAATGGCCGGAGCGCGGCTCTGGACGGTGCAGGTCGTCGATCTCAACACCCAGCTCAACGATCTCATCATCCGCGACGGCAAGCGGCCGGCCGAGACGGACGTGGACCGGATCAACTGGCTGCATGCCCTCGCCGGCATCCCCTTCGCCGGTTCGTACCTCTACGACGCGTCCGGGCCTGTGAACATGCCGGCGAGCGACTACACCGGCCGGCATCCCTTCGACGTGCTGCTCGACTGCTCGAACCAGAGCAACAAGACGTTCTACCTGTTCTACGGCGGGGCGGCATCCCGAACGGGCGCGCCGCTGGCGGTACGCCTCGCCTACCACGCGCCGGTGTGGGCTTCCAACACTGCCGCGGGCGCGATTAGCAACCTGCCCGGCGACATAAACGGGACGAGCGTGTTCGCGCCCGCTGCGACCGACTACATCACACGCTCGCCGGCCCGGGTCTACAGCGGCTGCTTCTTCGAGTACTCCGGCGGGTCGGTATGGGTGCCCAATGCCACCACGCTCGCCAACTTCCGCCGGCGCGAGCTTCACTCCGTCGACATGAGCGTCACGGATCCGGCGACGGCCACGACTCTCGCCACCGCGTACCTCGCCCGCTGCGGGACCGAGGAAGACACGACCACCGTCCACCTCCACAACGTGCCCGCCGCTTCTCTGGGCTACTTCCTGCCGGGCCAGCGGGTGAGCGTGACGCTCTCGCACGTCGAGGCCTATGCCGCCGGCGCGTACATGGCGATCACGCAGCGCACCGTGATCCCTCACACGGTCGGGTTCTACGATCTCGACCTCGAATGCGCCAACCCGATCCTGACGGGCTTCTGGGGAGTGGGCCACAAGAACGGCCTGGTGATGACCCCGCCGCCACTGGTGGACAACACCGGCAGCGCGCAGATGCAAGCCTTCGCGGGCCAGACGGCTACCCCGCTAACCAACTCGCAGATGGCCCTCGCCGCGCCGGGAGCCCTGACCCTCGGAACCTCCAAGACGGATGCGGCGGGCACGAACAACAACCTGCCGTGGTACACGTGCTGGGCCGGCTCAGGAACGCCGACCATGGCGATCGTCGCGGATGCGACCTGGCCGGGGAGCAACTACTTGCAGGCGAGTTTCGATGCGCTCGGGTCGGCTACGACCCATAACCCAGCGGTCACATCCGACTTCTTCCCGGTCCGGGGCAATTGGGTGTTGAAGCTGGTCGTGACGCAAGCCGCGCTGGTGAAGGCGGGGTCCACCGTCCAGCGCGTATTCACGGTGGACTGGTACAAGAGCGACAGGGTAACCCTGATCTCGACCTCCACCATCGCCAGCGATGCCGTCGCCGCGTCGGGCTCTGACTACACGCTGGGGATGGGAACGCAGTACCTCGGCTTGCCGGTGACCGCTCCGGCCGCCGCTTCCTACGCGCGGCTCACGGCCAACCTGTACGAGACGGCGGGCCACAACGCCGCGAACTGGTGGCGATGGGGCGAACTGGGGATGGTGAACGCTGTCACGGCAGACACCCTGGTCGTCGGCTCGTCCGGCCAGATGAACCTCACCAACCCCGACTTCGAGACAGGCGACCTGACGGGCTGGATGGCCGTAACGCCCGGCTCCTCAGCAATCGCGGTTACGGACCTGACAGCCTGGACCTGCCAAGGCCAGTACGCCTGCACAATCTATGGTGGGGGGGCCGGCGACAATCCCTACCTATACCAACCTTGCGGTTCGGTCGCCCCCGGTGAGTACGTGGTCGTGTCTGCTTTGCTGGGCAACACCAGCAACCTGACCACGGCCGTCGGGGTGAGTTGGTTCGACAAGACCGGCGCCTTCATCAGCGGCAGCATCGCCAACTTGGGACCGACCGGATTGCCGCTGATGCGCTACTCCGCGATCCTTGGACCCGCGCCAGCTAACACCGCCGTGGGTACGGTGTACTTCGCGAACCTCCATGCAGGGACCTATTCGCGCGTCGACGACGTTCAGGTCACCCGCCAACTCGACCTGGTCAATGCGCTCGGCAACGTCGTCATCAACGCGGCGGGCGTGGCGATCACCAACGGCAAACTGACCGTCACCAACGCTGGCGCGACCGTCATCATCGACGGCACGAGCGACATCTTCAAGATCGTGGCGACCGGGACCGTGCAAACGGCGATCTGCAACCCCAACGCGACCCAAACTGCAACGGTGGACCTCTCGACGGGCCTAACCTTCGCACCCGCCATTCACTGTCTCGTGCAGTTCGTGACCGGGTACGCATCGCAGACGCCGTGGATTTCGTGGGGTCTGGGGAATGGGCTGGTCTATACCTCCTGCGAGGCCGATGCCCACATGGTCAACACCAACCAAACGAGGCTCACGGCCACCACCCGCAACTGCAACAACTCGGGGCAGCCGACAACGGTGCTCGTCTACCGCTACTACATCTTCAAGGAGGTGGCGTTCTGATGCTTGGCATGTTGCTGGCCTATGACGCCGCTGGGAACATCGTGGGCACGCTTGATTACCTCGTGACACACGACGCCGCTGGGAACCTCGTGGGCCTCGTTGACTTCGAGGCCCACGAGGTGGCGGGCGGTAAGTTGCGTGACCACTGGAACGTCGAAGGTGCCGCAGGCTCGGGGGCTTGGCCCGAATGGCTTGGCTCGGGGGCCCACGGCTTCACGGTCGAACTGGCCGATAAACGGATCGTCGCGCTCGTCCACAAGACCAGCGGTCACCGCCGGGAACGCGCCGCAGTCGAGGCCGCCATCGCCGCAGTCGAGCCGAACGCCGCTGGGGCAAAGGACATCCGGCACCTCGTGGGCGGGCCCACTCGCCCGCTGGCGTTGGACGACCAGGGATGGACTACAGAACGCCAAGCCGCCGCCACAGACGATTCAGCAAACCCCTGAGCAACACGACGGGCGGCAAGAGGAACGCAAGATAGGCCGCGTGCGTGAAAAGGATGCCGTGATCAATCACGATGATCCCGCCGCGATCGCCATGCTGCCCGAGGCGAGGCTGTTCCCGCCCGCGTCCTAGAGGTTGCTGATGATGACCCGGCAACCGAGAAGGCTCGTCACAGCCTGGCCTGCCACCGTGATCGAGGCGACGGTCGGATCGCCAACGGCCGCGCCGACGGCTTTCCAAGCAGCGGCAAGGCGCGTGCTGTAGACCTGCATTGCGGGCGGAGTCGCATCCTGGGAGGCGAGCCAGTGGCTTTCGTCCTGAAACAGCAAGTCTAGCGCTCCGAGGCTCGTTACGACCTGGTCGTTAGTGGCGCCCTTCATTGAGTCGGAGATGGACTGCACCTGATCGAGCGTGCCGAGGATGTGTGCCCTGGCCGCGGCGTGGGGATCGGCGGTAGCGAGGGTCGAGACTGCGGCCGGCGCTGTCGTCGGTTGCGCCGGCGCCGTGGCTAGGCCGATCCAGTATTGGGCCACAACCACGATGAAGATGAGAGCCAGAATCACGCCCGCTATCCGTCCCATCGCTCCGACCTTTCCGCGCGGAATGTGGACAACCCCGCGTCGCTCGTGACAGTCAACTGGCACCCCGTGCCGTCAATATCGAGTGTACCGGCTCGCCCGGCCAAATGTCCGGCCCGGGATCGGGAACGGGGGTGTTCCGTGGATCGTGTCGTCATGCTGCGTCAGCTCGTCCGCGAGGCCTTCTGGGAGGCGGTGGATAGCCTAGGGCTTCCAGCAGGTCCGGAAGCTGAGCCGCGATCTCCGCTACGGCAGCGGCCTTCATCTGATCGATCGGAGCCACTGGCCCATCACCGTCGATCGCCGCGACGATCTCGTAAGGCCGGATCTCCAGCGCCCTAGCCACATCCGCCAGGGCCTCCGGGTCCGGGTAGCCGTCGAACTTGGCCGAGGTCCACTTTGAGATGGTCTGGCGCTTGACGCCGGATTTCTTCACGAGTTCGGCCTGCCAACCCACCCCTCCGCCGGTCATGGCGAGCAGGTAAGCCCTTAGCCGTACCCCGCGCATGGTCATAGGCAAAAGGCTATTGACAAGTGTAAGCGGACGGGGTACCGTCCTCGGCGTCGGCGGTGCCGCGAGCGTAGACATAGGTGCCGCGAGCGTAGAACAGCCGAGGCAGCAGTGGCACAGTCAATTCCGGTCCACCCGCTCGCAGCGGTCCTTGAAGCCCAGGAGCGCACAGCCTCCTGGCTGGCCCGCAAGACGGGCAAGTCGCCGAGCTACCTGACCCGCGTCTTGCAGGGCGAGCGTCGGCCCAGCGCCGACTTCAAGGCCCGCGCCGCTGAGGCGCTCGGCGTCCCGGTGTCGGTCCTCTTCCCGGAGCAGGTGGCCTGATGGGCGACCTCGTGCGATTCCAGGATCGTCGCATCCTCCGAACGGCCCGCGTGGTCGAAGTCCGCGCCGCGGCGCTGGCCGAGGCCGGGATGGAGATCAGCGAGAGCCAGCGCCTGATCGTCGAGCTGCTCAACCGCCTGGGTGCGACGCCTGAGCTCTCCGCTCGCGTGCGACCGGCGATCCGCATCGCCGAAGAGACGCGTCGGACTGGTCGCTGGCTGGCCGGTCTCGCCGACCGAGGGCGGGCCGCGTGAGAGCGATCTGGCACTACCTCTGGGAAGACCTCGGCCTCGAGGAACCCCACCCGCTGCGCGCCCTGCTCTGGGTCGGGGCTGCGTTGATCCTCGGCTTGGTCTTCTGGGGCCTGGCGATCATCTGGGCTCTGGCATGACCGCCGTCGCCTCCTTCTGGTCGCGTGTCGACACGACGGGCGGCCTCTTCGCCTGCTGGCCTTGGACTGGCTACCGAGACGCGAAGGGATACGGCCGGGTCACCGCTCTTGGCCGCCGCTGCACCACGACCCATCGGGTCGCCTTCGAGCTATCGGGCGGCGTCCTCCCCGAAGGCTTCCTGGCCTGCCACTCGTGCGACAACCCGCCCTGCTGCAACCCCCTGCATCTCTTCGCCGGCACGGCCGCCGACAACACCGCCGACATGGTCGCGAAGGGCCGATCCAAGATCGGCGATCGCCACTGGACGCGCCGCTTCCCGAAGCGGGCCGCTGAGAACGCGGCCGTCGCTCGACAGGCGCGTGCCCGGAGGGTCGCGGCATGACGCAGCTCTGTCTTCGATGCGGGCGCCACGAATACGCCGGGTCGTTCTGCTCCTACTGCCGGACCGCCGAGTACGACCTGGTCGACCACGAGCATGAGAAGGGCGAGGGTAGCCGCTGCCAGCTCGGGGCCTACCGCGACCCGCTGAGCACCGACAAGAGCGATTTGCGCCGCTACCTAGCCAAGGCCTTCGTCGTGGCGCCGGACCTGCCGATCCGCCATCACCCTCGAACGCCCGGCTACACAGCCGCCTCTGACCCAGAACTCCCCGCGTGGATACCCGGCCGGGCCTCTGTGAGGCCCCGTCCTGCTCATTCCGGGCCGCAGAGCCACATCGGCGCCATCCCGCCCGAAGAACTGTCCCTGACCGCCTCGTCTGCGCTGAGCCCGCTGGGGTATCCCCCACCTCGACGGGCTCTGCGGAGCCGAGCGGCGACTCGCAGGCATCGCCTCCCAGGCTGCTCGACTCCACCTCCATCGTCACCGCCTAGCAGAGAAAGCGGGG